TACACGGATGGAACATAAATATGGCGGCTGACAAATGGCTGATTTACAATAATGCCAAGGAATATATTGGCGACGGGACGATTGATCTTGATGCGGGCGATGCCTTCTTCGCCGTGATCCTGCTCACGTCCAGTTATACGCCCGCCCTCACGCATGACGCCTATTCCGATGTGTCGGCAAACGAGGTCGCGAATGGCAACGGCTACACCACGGGCGGCGTCACGCCGTCCAGCACAACTTGGACCAATTCGAGCGGGACCGTCACCTTTGACAGCGACAACCCGTCGTGGACGGCATCTGGCGGCTCCATCACGGCGCGTTACGCGGCTTTTGTGCATGTGGCAGCAGGCTCCGGTGATCCGCAGCCTACCGACAAGCTTATCGCTTATTCCCTGCTCGACAATTCACCGGCAGACGTGACGGTCAATGACGGGGCTGATCTGACGCTGGTGATTGATGCGAATGGCTATTTCCAGATTGGCGGCGGCGACACCTAATGGCAACGAGCGGCAGCACTGATTTCACCCTCACGGCGCGGCAGATCATCAATTTCGCGCTCAAGAAGATCGGTGCGCTGGAAGGTGGCGGCACAGCTTCTCCCGAGGATGCCGACGACGCCAAGGAAGAACTTAACCTGCTCCTGAAGGGGATGCAGAAGCGCGGGCCGTTCCTGTTTACGACAGCAACCGATGGCTCGGTCTCCCTCGTGGCGGATCAGCAGTCTTATGACCTGACAACCGTCAAGCCGCTGAGGCTGATCGAGGTGCGCTACCGGGACACGGGCGGTCGGGAAATCCCGATGACCGAACTGACCCGCACGGAATATTGGGAGCTTCCGAACAAGGACAGCAAAGGCGTGCCAACCACGTTCTGGTTTCACCCGGAAAGCGTCGATTATACCCTTTATGTCTGGCCGGTCAAAGCCAGCGTCACGACCGAGACGATCAAGTACACCTACCAGCGGCGCATCGAGGATATCAACTCTCTGGATGATAATATCGACGTTCCCGAAGAATGGCTCGACACGATCGGTTATCAGCTCGCATATCGGCTTTTGCCATCCTACAACGTGACCGGCGAGCGCGCCGCGCGGATCACGCAGTTTGCCGCAGAACTCTGGCAAGCTGCGAAGGATTATGACCGCGAACCCATCATCACGATGGAGCCGGAAATGCGCTGGGGCCGTGGCCGATGGTAGCGCTTGATTTTGGCAGGCAATCGCGCAAGGGGCGCGATGAACTCGTTTCCGGCCTGCGCAATGTCAATGCCTATGTCGAGGAACAGGGGCAGGACGGCAAATCGCCGCTTCCGGTTTATGTCTGCCCCGGCCTTAGCCGCTGGGATTCAGGATCGTTCACCGGGTCTATACGCGGCGCGCAGAAGAATGGCGGGATTGCCCTGTATGCTATACTCGGCAACGAGGTGGGCAAATTCTCTCCATCCGGTTCAGGCTCCAAGATCGGCGGGCTGATCGGCTCGGGAAAGGTGTTCACGGCGATCAATCAGGTTCTTAACCCGGAAATTGCACTGGTCACGACGGACAACCAGTATTTCGTGCTTGATACCGCCGACGACACGATTGCGCTGAACACGGCCAGCAATCTCCCGCCAGTGTCGAGCGTCACCTTTGTGGATGGCTATTTCGTGTTCTCCGAGGCCGCTTCGGGTAAAATCTGGCACACCGATCAGAACGACGCCAACACGGTCAATGCTCTGGCCTTCGCCACGGCTGAAAGTGACCCGGACAACCTTGTCCGCGTGTTTGCCCATAACGGCTTCTTGTACGCGTTTGGAACGGAATCCGCGGAAATCTGGCGCAACGTCGGAACGCAGCCTTTCGCATTCTCGCCTGAAGATGCCGACATTGACGTTGGCTGCGCTGCTCCGCATTCGGTTGTTGAGGTCACGGGCGGGCGCAGCGGCCAAGAGGGTATCGCCTTTGTCGATAATTACGGCAACGTCCGGCTTATGCGCGGCAATGCGCATGGGGTCATTTCCACCAACACCGTCTCGCGTGCCATTGAGAGCCTTACAGACGGCCAGAGAGCCGATATCGAGGCTTGGCGGTATTGGCACCAGGGCCACGAGTTCCTGACGCTGAAAAGCGCCGCATGGACGTGGGAATACGATTTCACCACCGGCGTCTGGCACGAGCGCGAAAGCCAGGGCTTGAACCGCTGGAAAGCGCAGGGCTTCGCGGATTTTTCCGGCAAGAACATCGTCGGCAACGAAACCGATGGCAAGCTGTTCGAGATCGACGCCGATGCTTTTGATGAAGGCGGAGACGAGCTGATCTGGTCGGTTGTCTCCGGCCCGATCCATGACTTTCCGAACCATCTTACCGGAAACGCGCTGGAAATCGACATGATTACCGGCGTTGGCACGAGCACCGAAACCGATCCGAAGGTCATGATCGCCGTGTCGAAGAACGGCGGCAAGACCTATGGGCGGGAGTATGTGCGCGATCTTGGCGGCGTCGGGGATTATTCCAGGCGCATCCGCGTCAATCGGCTGGGCCGCGCTCGCGAAAAGGGTTTCACGTTCAAGATATCATCAAGCGCGGCGGTTCTGCGGGGCATCATGAATGCCGATCTGGATGTTGAGGTGAGCCGTGACGAATAAGCTGATTGCTCCGCTGAATGTCCCGGTGCTGAACGACAATGGCGAGCCTACCTTGCAATGGCGGGCCTATTTCCGGGAGTTGGAGCGGCGTCAGGAAAAGACGCTTACGGCGATCAGCGACTCGACATCCTACACCAATGACGAGTTGCGGGATTTTGTTATCGAGTTGCGCGACGTGATCATCAACAACAAGGCGGCGAGCGAATGATCCGGGAAGCCACACATGAGGATGTTCCGGCGCTCATGGAAATTGGCTTGCCGTATATCCCGAAATTGCCGGGACCGCCGAAGAAACCAGACCCAGACGCGCTTGAGCATTTTTTCCGCCAGTTCATAGATTGGCCTAACGGCGGTCTTTTTGTGGCTGAAAGCGAAGGGCAGATCGGCGGCTTTATTTGCGGCATTGTCATGCCGCACCCGTTTACCGGCCAGACCTGCGCGATGAAATGCGCTTGGCTTTGCCCGGTCAAGGGGACTGGCGGCATTTTGCTTCGCAGGTTCATGCGCTGGGCAAAGGCGCAGGGTGCGGACCGGATCGCCGTGTCACGGTCTCATGTCGATTATCAGCTCGGCAATGGCTTGCGTCAACTCGGATTTGCACCAGTCGAACTCAGCTATGAGAGGATGCTTTAATGGGCGGGATTGTTTCTGGCATCGGATCGTTTCTTGGCGGCCAGGCTGCTGCAGATGCACAAAAGAAGTCGGCGAAAATCCAAGCCCGACAGATGGAGGAAAACCGCGAATTGCTGCGCCCCGCCATCGAGGCGGGGGACCAGTCGCGCGGCGTTCTTCTGGATGCCCTAGGCGTCAATGGCCGTGAGCCGCAACAGGCTTATTTCGACAACTTCCAGACCGATCCGGGTTTTCAAAGCGCGGTTGATTTTGGCGTGCGCGGGCTTGAGCGCACGGCGGCTGCGCGCGGCATGGGCTTGAGCGGCAACACGCTGGCCGGAGCTGGCGAGTACATGCAGAAAAACATGTATGACGCCTATCAGAACCGTCTTTCGCGGCTATCCGCGCTTGCGACGGGCGGGCAGGCGCAGGCTGGCACGTTGGCCGGGCTTGGCACGCAGTCAGCCGCACAGCAGGGCCAGGCACTCGGCAATGCCGGTTTCTATCAGGGCGCTGGATTGGTCGGGGCGGGGAATGCCGTCGGTTCGGCCTTCCAGACGCAAAGCGTGCTTGATGCCTATCGAGGCCCGCAAGGCAATCAAGGCGTGCTTGGCCAATGGCAGACGAACACGGTTCCGAACACTGGAATTTTTTAGGGTGATCTGACATGCCGCAACCGCTTCCTTCTCCGGTTCTTTCGCAGCCGGGGCCGATCTTGCAGGCCATGCGCCTTGGCGAGCAGGACAGAATTGCGCGTGATCAGCGCGGCGTGCTCGAGCAGGCGGGCCAGATGGCCGCACAAGGCTCGCTTGGCGATGCGCGTAACAAGCTGCTGAAACACGGCCTGATGCAAGAGGCCGCGCAGTTCGGCCAGATGATGCAGCAGGCCGATGCACAGCAGCGTGAGAAGGCCACGCGCCTGGTCATGACGCTGGGCAAACTGGCGAACGCCATCGA